TGATGGAAGACAGGATTCTTGTTGAACCCTTCCCCATACCGTCCGACTGGCCGCGTATCGGGGGGATAGATTTCGGCTACGACCACCCCACTGCGTGGGTTGGCGTGGCAGTGGACCCTGACACCTATGGAACCGATGAAGAAAGAATCGTCATCTACGACACCTATCGGCAGAGCAAAGCAGCGCCGTATGTCCATGCACAGGCTATTAGAAGCAGGACGGGGTTCACGCCTTGCGCGTGGCCTCATGATGGTCACCGACGGGATAGTATGGGTAATCCGGGCCTCACCGACCAGTACAGAACCCACGGCCTCAACATGCTACCAGAACATTTTACGAACCCCGTTGCCGTGGGAGAGAAGAAGGGGAATAACTCCATCGAAACAGGAATTATGAAGATGCTGACGATGATGGAGCAGGGGCGTTTCCAGGTATTTAACACGCTGGGCGATTGGTTAGAGGAATTTCGGATGTATCACCGCAAGGACAATAAAATCGTACCTCTGAAAGACGACCTGATGGCGGCTACCAGGTACGCAGTCCAATCCACCCGCTTCGCCATGCCCCTGGGAGATTCCATCTGGACAGACGAACTTAAATACCCTGACCTCGGTATCGTCTAGTGGCTGGCATGTGGGATTGGATGCCTGGTCCGTCCGGGTTGTGGGACTATGCCGGTGACTATTGGGATCGGTATAAGAACCAAGTTCGACAGGGTTTGATGGAATTTTCAGAGAATCCGAATCTGAACGCAGCGGCACTGGTTGGGGGTTTGGATCCCAGCGGTCCATTATGGCGTGATGCGGCAACTCAGGTCGGTAACCTAATAGCGCCTGTTCTGAATCAGCAAGCCGAATCGTTTAACGAAGCACAACGTGCTGTCCTTGCTAAAGCCGGAATAGAATCTCCAGGGGGTTTTCTATCTGAGGAAATGACCGGCAAACAGCTCGCGGGTCCGCTGTTGGTGGCAGGAAGTGTAGTTAGAGGTAGGCCCGGTGATCTCTTTAAGAGAATGAAAGCACCTGATCCCGAAGGTGCGCTCAGAAGAAAGCTCGGTCGAAAAGAAGAAGTAGGCGCCCCCCAAGATCGGATAGTTCTCGAAGCTGATGGCAAAAAAATGGTGGTTGGTGATATCACGTTTGGTGATTGGAAGGAACGTGTTGGCACAATGGTCCCAACCGATATCGAGGATTACAGGAAATGGTATCGTGAAGGGTTGTCACATTTTAATCGTATCTTCGGCAGGGGTAACGGTGAAAAATACATGCTCGGCTGGTTGTTGGGGAACCAGAACGAAAGTCCCGCTGGTGCATTGCGTAATCTTTTAAGAGCTGAAGAAAAAACACTTGGGATCCATCAACCCATGATTGCCGGTCTGGGGGAAGAAAAGATTCTGCAAGCCCTGGGTGGTGGCGACATCGAGTCTGGAGCTGGTCCGAAGCTGATGGACTTTGTTGATTCAGCCTACGAGCGTGAGCTACGCACTTTCATGGGTGACCGTCCTGAAGGTGGTGGTCCCGCAGTCATGGATGTGCATTCGACGCGGGATATGGGTTTTGTAGACGACACATTTCACAAATACTTGCGTCGGCATTTCGGTGACCAGGCTGACGCAGTGAAAGTTGATGTAAAGAAGGTTGTTCTCGATACGCAATATGAACGCGGTTCTGAGAAAATGAATCGATTCGCGCAGGAAGCGAATCAAGAAGGATTCATGGGTGGCAACTGGACCCCCAGCGAAATTCAAGCTGTCGGCTGGAAGTACATGGGCGACAAGGTTGGTGGTGGTGTCCAGACAATACCGGAAGCAGTTCAGAGCAATATACGACGTATCTCATCAGAATTAGCCTTTGGTCTTGGTTCGCCCTTGGATCAAGAGTTCGGTGAAACATTCCGAAATATGCCGTACAAAGATCAACAGTGGTTAACTGATCATGTCTACCGCACAGTGTTGCCAGATATTATGAACGCGGTTGGTGTTCGTGGAACAGCCAACATTGCTGGTGGTCAATACGGTGGTGCTACGCCGCCAAGTATTCAACTTGATGCGTTGGCATCTCCAGAACGAGCGGCCGATCTAGCAAACTACATCGGGTTGAATTTTCAGCAAGACATGGTAATTAATTCGAGGCCGTTAGGTGGTGGTGATACAGTTTCTTTAAATGTAGTTTTGAGTGGCAATCCATCATTTGAAAAGGCAATGTCTTTTGCATCTATGGCTGCTGATCAGTTGGATCAAGGTGTTTGGGGTGGTCGTTTAATGGGGCCACCCAGGAAGGGTGATCGTTTAATTTCAGAAAAAACAGCTCCAGGTTTCTACTACACACCGGATAACAAGACGATTACATTTTTCTTGAATCGGCAACCTCGGATTACATCAACTGGAAAAGTATCTAAGGTCACAGAATCTCCAGAATCACTATCCAATCGTATCGATTTACTGATTCAAGACGTGTTAAACTTAGCTGGTGATAAGTTAAATATTGATGGTAGCTACCAGTTATATAATTCAGAGGCAATTTGGCATGGCGAATTCGACCATTATAAACAAGGCGGGAAAGGCGAGCCGTTTCAGCGGGGGCTGGGCGAAGCCGGACGATCCGATTTACTCGAAAGGCTGGACGATAGCGCCCGTAGTGTCCGCGAGACAACAGGCCAAGGCATCCAAATCCTCCAATCAGGACAAGCAAAAAGATTAAGGCGACGACCAATTAGAGGACCGTCGCTCCTCACGCCGTACCAAGAAACCGCCTCGCAGAGTGGTTTACTGGGACAAACTCTCGAAAACGAGACACTGAGTATGGCGCAACCACAGCAGCGTATTTTCTATCACGGTAGTTCTGATAAAAATATCACAAATCTAAAAGCGGTCGATGATCTAGATTCTCATTTCAAAGGAGTATCCATCACGGATGATGTAGGTGAAGCGGAAGTTTATGCGGGTGATAAAGGACGAGTTTACAAAGTAGCTGTAGAGGGTGATCTGGTTGATTTTCTTGAAATGACTGATGCTTTGGAAGTTGAGCTAGGAAAAGATTTCGATGATCTTGGGGTAAAAGAGGCTGATCGGGAAATTAGAAAGTGGTTGAAACGGAACAACTATGCCGGAGTGCGGTACCCACCAGGTAGCGGGTATGGCATTCGAGTTGTTAATCCTTCAAAAGTGAAAATGGTAAATTAGTTTCAAAATAAAGTGGAACCAAACCGCCCAACCGGGCGGTTTTTTAATGCCTAGACGATAAGGAATTATGGCAAAACTAACAGACGAAGAACTGCTGGCTAGAGTCGAAGACGAACTCAGCTCTGCACAGGGCAACAACGATGAACTGTCGGAAGTACGGCGTGAGTCACTGCTCCGATACTACGCCGAACCCTACGGCAACGAAATAGATTCACGGTCCCAGGTGGTTGATACCACTGTGATGGACACCATCGAATGGATCAAGCCTTCACTCATGCGGATCTTTGCCTCATCGGACGAGATCGTTAGATTCACCCCCGAAGGTCCAGAAGACGTAGCAGGCGCACAGCAGTCAACCGATTACGTCAACTACATCCTCACCCGTGACAACAACTGGTTCAACATTTTCCTTACTTGGGCATCTGATGCGCTGATTCAAAAGCTGGGCATTGTGAAATGCTGGTGGGATGATGCCGATCGCTGGGATCGTGAGGAATACCACGACCTGACGGATGTTGAACTCGAAGCGCTTATATCAAGCGACGATGTTGAAGTCCTCGAACACACAGAAAAACGTGATGAAGAAGAAGTAGAAGCAGAAACAGAAGAAGAAATGTCGCTTGCGGAAGTTCTGCACGATGTCACTATCACCCGCCACGCCAAAAAGGGCCGGGTCAAGATCGACAACGTACCGCCTGAAGAATTCCTGATCTCGACCGAAGCCAAGAACGTAGCCGACGCACGGTTCGTCTGCCATCGTCGCAAGATGACGCTGAGTGAACTGCGTGAGATGGGCTACGACGTCAACGAAGAAGAAATCGGCAGTGATGATCAGTTAGGATTTAATGAGGAACGTGATACACGTTTTTCGTTTGATTCGTCAGCCTACTCTCGTTGGGATAACGAAGATGTCGGCCCGAGCCGTGAAGTATGGGTGAATGAGGCATACCTGAAGGTCGATTACGACGGTGACGGTATTAACGAGCTACGCCGCGTCTTCTACGCCGGTCGTCAGATCCTAGACAACGAACCGGCTGACACCATTCCGTTTGCAACGCTGACGCCAACGCCGTTGCCGCATCAGATCGTGGGCATGTCGATCACCGACCAAGTAGAAGATTTGGCAGAAATTAAGACCGTTCTGATGCGTTCGCTCCTAGACAACATGTACCTCCAGAACTCCGGTCGGGTCGCGGTACAGGAAGGAATGTGCAACTTAGACGATTTGCTCACGTCCAGGCCAGGGGGCATTGTTCGCGTTAAAGCACAGGGCGCAGTACAGCCGCTGCCAACTCCGCAGTTACAGCCCTACGTCTTCCAGATGATGCAGTACCTCGACCAGATCCGAGAAGAACGCTCCGGGGTTTCCCGTATGAGCCAGGGTCTGGACGACAACGCCCTTACATCCCATACCACCGCTACCGCAGTCAACCAGGTGATGTCTGCCTCACAGCAGCGTGTAGAACTCATCGCCAGAGTCTTTGCAGAGACAGGTGTTAAGCGCCTGGCTGAACTTATCTACGAACTGGTATCTAAACACCAGGATAAAGAGCGTGTGATCATGCTCAGACAAGAGTGGGTTCCGGTACGTCCTGACATGTGGCGCGACAAGATGGATTGTGTTGTTTCAGTTGGGCTGGGCCACGGCAACCGGGACCAGAAGGCAATGCAGCTCGCACAGCTCACGCAATTTGCATCCCAGGCAATGGCCGGTGGTTTATCGATCGTCAACGAGCAGAACCTGTACAACCTCGGCGCTCAGATGATCGAGAACATGGGATTTAAGGATGTTGAATCTTTCCTGACTAACCCGGCAGATGCACAACCACGAGGCCCGTCGCCCGAACAGCAGATGGCGCAGATGGAGGTGCAGAACAAGCAGAAGGAACTGGAAATCAAAGCAGCAGAAGTCCAGATCAAAGCGCAGAAAGTTCAGCAGGACGCGGCTGAAGCACAGGTGGACGCTCAGTTGAAGATGGCAGAGTTGAAACTTGAAGCAGAACAGAAAAGACCCGTCGCTATAGGAGCAACGTAAATGCCAGTTAGAAAGGTTAAAGATGGTTTCACAGCTTCTTATGGTGGTGTGACTAAAAAGTTTAAGACCCGCGATGCCGCCGAGAAGTGGGCGTCTAAGTACAAAAATCCGAAACGAATGCGCCGGGCGTACTAATTGAATATAGAACAACGTGAAATGGCTGCCAAACGCATCCTGCAAGAACCTCTCTTTCAGGAAGCCTGGACAACCATTCACGAAGAATTCTTGGACCGCTGGGAAAACTCCCAGACCCAGGATATGGAAGCCAGAGAACACTACTGGCTAGGTTTGCAATTGCTTAAAAAACTTAAAACTCATTTCGAGTCAGTAATGACTACCGGAGAATTAAGTCGCGGGAACAAACCGATTTTTTAGAAACTCATTAGCTAATGAGCCAGCATGGACGCTGGTAGGGCCGCCTTCGGGCGGTCTTTTTCATGGAGAAACATATGGCCGACACTCAGCAGGAACCGGCAATCGAGCAGGAAGACGGCAGCATTGTTGCCGCACAAGAGGCGATCCTCGGACTTCTGAACTCTGACGAGAAACCAGAAAACGAGCAAGCCACCACCACCGAAGAATTAGAGTCCACGGAAGAAATACCAGACGAAGAATCAGAGGCGGTTTCAGAGGACGAACCAGAGGAAGTTGAAGAAGACGAATCTGACGAATCCGAAAGCGAAGAACCAGAAGCAGAAGACGAGGAACTTGTCTACGAAGTCCGTGTAGATGGACAGACGACACAAGTCAGCCTCGACGAACTGCTGAACGGCTATTCGCGGCAATCTTCATTCACGAAGAAAAGCCAGCAACTTGCTGAAGATAGAAAGGCGATGGAGTCACTGCAACAGCAGTACAACTCCGAAGTTTCTCAGATCCAGCAGGAAAGGCAGCAGTACGCCCAGTATTTGCAAAACGTAATCGAGAATTCAAAGCTCGAAGAATGGGGATCTATCGATTGGGAAGCTCTGAAAAGAGATGACCCCATAGAGTTCGTCACGAAGCGAGAAGAATTCAGGATGGCCCAGGACCAGGTTCGCCAGCTCCAAGCAGAACAAGCATCTGCACAGCAAAAGGCGCATCACGGTCAGCAGCAACAGTGGGCCGACACCGTTAAGACAGAACACGCCGCACTGGTAGGAAAACTACCGGAGTGGGGCAAGCCTGATGCTCAACGGGAGTTAGCCGGAAAGCTGCGCGATTACGCAAAGGTGCAGGGCTACCAGGACGAGGAGATCGACACTTTAGTTGATCACCGTTCTTTTATTGTTTTGAACAAGGCCAGGATGTACGACGAGTTACAGGGATCTGATGTTAAGTCCAAGAAGCTCAAGAACAAACCCAGGGTCATTCGAGGCGGGAAAGCATCGTCCAAAAATGCGGAAGCAAAATCAAATCGTACTGCAAAAATGAAACGTCTAAAGCAGACAGGTCACGTCGATGACGCGGCTACTCTGCTGGAAGATATATTGAAACCCTAACAAGGACGATAGATAAATGGCAATCGCTACAAACACATCGCTAACGTATAGTTCCGTTGCGATTCGTGAACAACTCAGCGACGTCATCCACTCAATCGCACCTTTGGATACACCCTTCTTTTCTGGTTGCTCCAAGCAGAATGTGGATAACACTTTCTTCGAATGGCAGACAGACTCGATTACTGCTGGCGCTGTCAACCGCAAGATCGAGGGCGACGATTCTATCGCCGCCACCGCTCGGGTACTTCCAACGCGATTGGGAAACTACTGTCAGATTTCGCAATATGTGAATCAGACATCTGGGACTGATGACGCTGTGAACTACGCCGGACACGGCAAACACCAGGCTTACCAGTTGGCTATGTAAAAATGGTCCGTCAGGTAGCAATACCTGAATGAAAACTTTGTGAATTGTCGGGAACCCCGCCAAAAGGGGAATCCGCAGCCAAGCACCACAGCAATGTGGTGAAGGTTCAGAGACTAGGTTAAACAGTCCCTTCGGGACGATGAAAACCCACGAGTGCAAAGCACCCCCAGGGGGTGAAGATATAGTCCGAGCTTACGGGATGGCAAACCGTAAGAAGTAGGGGATAAAGAACCTCTACGATAACAAAACTGAAAAACGGCAAGCGCATGAAGCGTGATATAGAAGTTATGCTTCTACAGAACATCGTGCGTGCTGCCGGTGACTCAACCACAGCCAGAGCATCGGCTGGTGTTCCTGCTTGGCTTGCTACCAACTGGGTATCGATGAATCCCTCATCGGGTTCACCGGCTGCTGGTACATCAGGTACGACTGCGATGACAGAATCTAGTGCTACTGCTTCTATTACGGAAGCTGGCATTAAGAATGTCATCAAAGATACCTACGAAGCTGGTGGTGCCGCAGATTTAATTCTGTGTCCACCGACCATCAAGCAGGCAATTTCTGATCTAGCACAATCTGTTTCATCTCTGCGTACCAGCACCAAGGGTGATGCACCTGCCCATGTTGTTGCGGCGGTAGATGTGTACGTTTCCGACTTTGGAACGTACCGGATCGTCGCTGATCGGAACATGCACAGCTCTGAGCATGTTTTCTTTTTGGATATGGACTTCTGGGCCGTTGGAACGCTCCGTCCTTTCCAGACGGTTGAACTTGCTAAGACTGGTGATGCTCAAAAGCAGCTCCTCCTGTGCGAGATGGGTCTTATTTCTAAAAATGAGGCTTCTTCTGGCATCTTGGCTGACTGCGAAGCGTAACCAGGCTGTAAACCAACAAGAAGGGGCGGGGTAACTCGCCCCTTTTTTATGACGGAGCAGAAGTGGACAACATCGACAAAGAAATTGAAGGTATAGCCAACAAAATGATCAAGGGCAAAAAGAAGAAAGCTGCCCCGAAAAAACCAGCAGAACCCCAGGACGCTATGGGATGGCTGAAGAAAGCATACATCGATGCTGACCCCGCAGATGGCGCACCCAAGGTAGGAGACATCGGCTATGTCTAAAAGAGCGGTGCTACAGCAAACGCCGGAGCGTCGTACCGACATGCACTTTGATGAAGTGGACAACACGATCCTCTTTAACACCGTGCAGGACGTCACGTCTGTTCTCGAAGAAAACAAACGGCGAATGAATGTGTACGGCGACAAGCTCACGATGGGTAAACGTGGCGAGTGGCATCACGCGGCTTCTATTCCAGTCACGATCTGGGAAAGATGGATGAAAGAAACCAACGGCGCTATTGAAAAAGATTCCAAGTTACTCGCCCGGTATGTGAACGATCCTGATTTCAAATATTTCAAAGTAGCACCAACCAACATCTAGGTAAAAATTATGTATAGACGAAGCGACGACGGATCTTTCAATCGTTGGGATGTGCAGAGTGTGATAACTGTCGGTGCCTCTGCCGTAGCCACGAACGTGAGTTCCGCGAAGATAATAGGTGTGCACTGTGACGGCGAAATTTATTTTAACTTTTCTTCGTCATCGAGCGCCTCTGTCAGCACTGCTAATGATCTGAAATTAGCCGCTGGCCTCACATTCATAAACGTGCCGAAGTTTTCCGGTTCTGGTGTGTCTCAGTACATGCACCACCAGAGAGTAGGCGGTTCTAATGTAACCATGAGGCTTGTTCACGTTTGAGGCAAGTAGCGATTGTAGGGCTTGCACCCTCCACCCATGATGACGCGCCATATGAAGACCCGGATTGGGAAGTATGGGGATTACCGTGGGATGAAGATGGGTGGCCCTATTTCGATAGGCTATTCGATATACATCCATTGGAGTGTATAAGGAAGGCAACGCCATCATTTTATAGGCACGGCTACGAGGATAGGTTGAGGGAACTGGATGCCCCCTTATATATGCAGCAAGCATATCCTGATATTCCTAACGCCATTGAATATCCTCTGGAAGAAGTGTCTGCCCTTGTGGGTGATTATTACAATTCCTCAATAGCTTATATGCTGGGGTTGGCTATATTTGAAGGGGTTGACAAGGTAGGGGTTTGGGGCGTTGATCTTATAGGTCAGGGTGGTTGGGGCCATGCCGATGAGTACATGGATGAACGACCCAACGTGGAGTACCTACTAGGGTTTGCTAAGGGGCGTGGCATAGACTTATGGTTACCTGAAGTATGCCCACTGCTTAAATTCGCAGGTAGGTTTCCTCTTGGCAAGGTCGTACCGCATTATGGAAAGCGTTATGGATTCCTAAAAGGTCCTAACGATTTCTCTTACTTAACACCGCCTCCCCCTGATTGGAAAGGCCACTCTAAGCCACCGGAACATAGAAAATGGCAATAAGCACTTATTCAGAACTACAGACAGCAGCAGCTAACTGGCTGGACAGGAGTGACCTGACCGATCGGATACCGGAGTTTATTGTTTTGGCTGAAGCCCGGTTTCGGGAGTTGCGGATAAGAGAAATGGAAACCGTATCCACCGCAATATCCACGGTCGCAGGAACACGGGAATACTCACTGCCGACAGGCTTCGTGCAGATGAAGGAATTTCATCTCTCAACAGATCCGCTGACGCCACTCGCTTACATCACACCGGAAATGATGACGAGATTATGGGCGGGAAGCGCTCAAGCCAAACCCCAGGTATTCACGATCATCGCAGACAACGTTCGCCTGGGACCAGGCCCGGATGCTGTCTACACAACCTCGATGCTCTACTACAAAACATTCACAGCTCTATCCGACTCAGCAACCACAAACGACATGCTGACAAATTATCCGAACGTGTATTTATACGGAACATTGCTGGAAGCAGAACCCTTCATTATGAACGACCAAAGAATTCCGGTATGGCTGGGTGCGTTCGAGAAGGCAGTGGCAAGTATTCAGAGTCAGGACAACAAAGATCGTCATTCAGGCTCGAACTTGAGAGTGATGAGCGCTAGTGGAACACCCTAGAGGGGGATATAAATGTCATTAAGTAATTTTGCAGTAACACAAGGTGGTGGAACGGATACCGTAACCACTACTATGATTCTTGACGGTACGATTGCCAATGCAGATGTAGCATCTGATGCAGCCATTGATGTCAGTAAAATTAATCTCGGTAACACTATGGAGATGGAGACTTCTTCTGGTGACCAGATATTTGAAATGGATAATAATGCTGCCAATTCTTCAAATTTCCAGATTAACAATGGCGCGGGTAATGCTAGGACTGACCTATATTTAGATGGCAGTGCCGTTATTACACTGAAAGGTCAAAGTGTAGGGATTGGTGATACCAGCCCTTCATACGCTCTTGATGTCAATGATACCGGCAGATTTACCAGCGATCTTATAGTCGGCGGAAACCTAACAGTAGGTGATGGTGGCGCAGAGGATCAGAAGATTGTCTTTGACGGCAACGCCCAAGACTTCTATGTTGGTCTTGACGACACTACTGATGATCTAGTCATAGGACTAGGCTCTGCGGTTGGTACAACTGCTGCAATATCCATCAATGAAGATCAGGATGTAACGATATCGGATGGAGCAATTGACTTTGATGTTGCTTCACATGATGGTACGAATGGGTTAAAACTTGGTGGAACGCTGGTTACAGCATCTGCGACTGAGTTAAATTTAATTGATGGATATACTGGTACAACTGCCGAATTGAATTATCTGGATGTTACAACGCTTGGTACATCAGAAGATTCTAAGGCTCTTACACAGGCATCAAGTGTAGTCACTGTTGGTGCTACTGATGGAGATCAGATTCTTAATATTGCATCTCACGATCTTGTGGATGGTGGCCTGAAACTAGCGGGTACTCTGGTAACAGCTTCTGCGGCTGAACTTAATCTGCTTGATGGTAAGGGCATTGCAGACGAAGATGACATGTCATCAGACAGTGCATCAAACCTTTCTACTCAGCAATCAATTAAAGCGTATGTAGATGCCCAGACAACCGCCGATACGACTGTAGCGGGTGACTCAGGTTCTACGGGCATATCTCCCGGCGATACTTTAACTATTGCTGGAGGTTCAAATGTTGCTACCGCAATGAGTGGCGACACCCTAACCATTACCGGCACTGATACTAATACGACCTACACCGCGGGTGATGGACTGGATTTAACCAGCACTACCTTCAGCACCGATCTTATGTCCAACGGTGGCCTGGAAATAACAAGCACTGAACTATCTGTTGCACAGGGTATTTCACAGTACGACGTAGCCCAGTATGCTTCTGGCGTTGCTGACAATGACTTCCTGAAAATTGACGGAACCGCAGTAGAAGGTAGAAGCGCATCTGAGGTGTTATCAGATATTGCTGCGCTGCCCCTTGCTGGTGGAACGATGACAGGAACATTAGCTGCTGACGATCAACAGGTTACGAAGCCAAGACTTACGGATTATTCAGAAACTGTAAATGCTATTGGTTCCAAGACTGCCGCTTTTGATATTGATTTAGAAGACGGCAATGTTCAAACCCTAACGATGTCGGGTGGAGGTACTTTTAATATCGGAATCGTCAATGCAGTATCTTCCCACTCCAATTCGGTAACCATTCTGGGAACCAACTTGGGAAGCTGTACCGGTACATTCCTTGCTGGTGCGAATGGTGGTGGCGGAAATGCTGTCTACTGGGCTGGCGGAGGTGATACAAGTAACAACCTTATGACATCTTCAGGAACTGATTGCGTAACCTTCACTACCTTTGACGGCGGAACTAACTGGTATGGATTTGTTGCTGGCAAAGAATTTGCCAATTCATAAGAGGATAAAAGAATGGCATTAGAAAGCGCAACATATATTAGCCAATTAACGGCTACAAATCCGACTACCAGCGATTCTGTAGCGCAGGGGGATGACCATCTAAGGATGTTGAAAACTGTCCTGAAGACCCAGTTCAGCGGCCTTTCAGGAACAACTGCTATCAGTGCTTCTGAGGCAGAGTTAAACATCATGGATGGTGTAACCTCTACGGCTGCTGAACTAAATATCTTGGATGGGGTAACAAGTACCGCTGCCGAACTCAATATCTTAGATGGTGTTACATCCACGGCAGCAGAACTCAATATTCTGGACGGTGTTACTTCAACGGCGGCTGAGTTAAATATTGTAGACGGGGTTACCGCTACGGCAGCAGAGTTGAACTACAACGATATCACGACTCTGGGTACTGTTGAAAATTCCAAGGCAGTTACCGCTGATGCCAGTGGTGTTGTTAATCACGCAGATAAGATTGTACAGCGTCCTGAGTTTAAGGATTACGGGGAAACAGTAAATGCAATTGGTAATACTGGGGGCGGCAGTCAGTCCATTGATCTCTTGCTTGGTAATGTTGTAACTGCTACGCAGACTGCATCAGAAACGACCTATACATTTGATAACCCCTCCGATTCTGGCAGTTGCTGTTCATTCACGTTAATACTTACCAATGGCGCATCTAATAGTGGAACAGTTTGGCCCGGTGCAGTCGATTGGGCTAGTGGAACAGAACCCACATTAACGTCTAGTGGAATAGATATTTTAACATTTACAACTGTAGATGGTGGAGTAATCTGGTACGGCTTTGCTGCTGGAACAGATATGCAATCACCATGAGGATAAGATTATGCCACTAGGAGCATTTAAAGCTGCATTAATGGGAACCGCTGGAGTAACTACAGGGGTTGAAGTTTCTTTTATTTGTATTGCAGGCGCAGGCGCCGGTGGTGGTTCCTATGGCGGCGGTGGTGGCGGGGCTGGCGGCTATATTTCTACCGTTTCTGGCGAAAGTTCTGGAGGTGGTGACTCTGCTGGAGCAGCGCCAACACTAGCTTTAGGAACCAATTTCAACGTAACTATCGGTGGTGGTGGTTCCGCAGCCGGTGCTAGTACCGCGGGAGGTGATGGAAGTAATTCTACTTTTTCAACATACACCGCAATTGGCGGAGGTGGCGGTGGTAGCCATGGTGCCGATGGTCGGGCTGGCGGTTCTGGTGGTGGTGGCGGTGGGGCCGGGAATGAGGCATCGACAGCAGTGGGAAGTGGTACTGCAAATCAGGGATATGATGGTGGTCTTGGTTATCATATTGCCGCTACCTATGTAGTTGGTGGTGGTGGTGGTGGTGCAGGAGTGGTTGGCACTGGCAGATCGGGAAGTCAAGCTGGTGCTGGTGGCAATGGCGTTTCGTCAGCGATTACGGGATCGTCAGTTACTCGCGGTGGTGGCGGAGGTGGCGGTGCTTGGGATGGCGGCTCGGCGGCTGCAGGTGGTTCTGGCGGAGGTGGTGCTGGAACCAGAACTTCGTCTCAAGCAGGAAATGCTGGCTCGGCAAATACAGGCGGTGGTGGTGGCGGCGGCGGTGGACAAACTGTTGGCGGCGGTGCCGGTGGCTCTGGTTTAGTTATTCTCAGTTATTCCGATGATTATACTATAACAGTTGGTGGATCACTTACAGCATCCACAGCTACGGCTGGGGGTACGTCAGTGACTACCTTTACCGATGGTTCAGATAACGTGAGTTGGAGCGCAGCATAATGGCACATTACGCTTTTGTAAACGAAAATAATATTGTCACTTGGGTTATTAAAGGCAAGGACGAAAACGAATTGCTTGAAGGTAAAGACCCGGAAACTTGGTATGGAGAATTTCATGGTCAAGTATGTAAGCGTACTTCGTACAATACCAGAGGAGGTATCCATTACGCTCCAAATAGTGAAGAACCGGATGGCGGCATTGTTCTTCGTAAAAATTACGCTGGGATCGGTTACACCTATGATTCCTCCAGAGATGCGTTTATCCCGCCTAAACCTTATGACAGTTGGTTACTGGATGAACCAACTTGCACATGGGAAGCGCCAGTGCCAATGCCAGTAACTGATAAGTATGATGACCAAGGTCGTCTTATCATCTATAGCTGGAATGAAGAAACACAATTGTGGGACTTGGATGAGGAATAAATAGTGGCTCTTATACCGATTGATAATGTCGGGCAGATGGGGATTGTCAAAGATATAAATTCTTGGCAACTGCCTCCTAATGTCTGGACGGATGGCAATAATATAAGGGCGGAGCATGGGGCTATTCAGAAAACCCCCGGCTATAAGGAAGTTATGGCCTCCTGTCCTGTTGCGCCCTATCATATTGTCAATCTTGAAATAGGCGGTTCCAACTACTGGATCATAGGTGGGCTGGCTAAGATATACGTCCACAACGGATCGTCATGGACTGACATAACCAGAACATCTGGCGGTGATTACAGTGCTACCGCAAAAGAAGGTTGGACATCCACCGTATTAGGTGGTGTTCTTATCATGGCTAACGGCTTTGATGACCCGCAATTCTGGGCGTTGAGTTCAGGTGTGCCGTCTACATCCACCAAGATGGCAGACTTGAGTAATTGGCCTGCCTCAACAGAAGCCTATTCTGTAAGAGCATTCCGCTCCTTCCTGATTGCCCTGAATATAAAGAAGTCTTCTGTTCCATATACAAGACTTGTAAAATGGTCAACAGAGGGGGCTACACAGGCTGTTCCTACGTCATGGGATGAAACGTCTGCAACGGTAGACGCTGGTGAGTATGAATTAGCTGATACCAGGGGAAAGATTGTAGATGGTGTACCTCTTGGTGACGCCTTTATGATCTATAAAGAAGATTCCACTTACTCGATGACGTATGTTGGAACTCCGTTCATCTTCTCGTTTCGTCAACTATCTCCAACTGTCGGCGCATTATCCAAGAACTGCGTAGTGGAATTTGATGGTGGGCATTTCATCTTTGGTAATGGTGATATGTATGTCAATGATGGTAGACAGATTAAATCCATACTTCCACATAAAATGCGGGATTATGTATTTGGTAATATCAATGGTGATGAATATGAGAAATCATTTGTAGTAGCGGATTATGCTAATACAGAGATGTGGGCCTGTTATGTAACTTCTGGTAATTCCGATACCCAGTGCGATAAAGCACTAGTTTATAACTGGATAAACCAGACATTTACAGAGCGTGATATTCCAAACTTGGGGTTTATCGGATACGGTACTCAAGCCGATCCTACTTCTGCCGCTTCATGGAATGCTGCTAGTACGACCTGGACATCTGAAACATTAAACTGGAATGATATTACTTCATCTTCCTTTACAAGTAAGGAAGGTAAAACTCTGGTTATGGTATCTCCTACTGATACAAAATTGTACAGAAACAACACCGGAAATACGTCAGACGGTACTAATATGACTTCCTATATTGAAAGAACTGGACTGTCTATGGATGAACAGAATCAGCCCAATCAGGCAATGGTTAAACACGTTACCTCAGTCTGGCCTAAGATGTCGGTATCAGGTTCTACTACTGTGAATGTTTATGTAGGCAGTCAGATGTCTACTGAAGAATCAGTAGCATGGGAAGGCCCATATACATTTAATCCTGATTCACAATCAAAGGTTCCCGTTAGAGTAACCGGAAAGTATATCGGTGTGAAATTTGAATCCACCGGAGATCAAACATGGAGATTGGACGGCTATTCTCTGGATGTTAGTAACGCAGGGGTTCGCGGTTCCAAGATGAACTAATGCCAGAGCGAAGAAGAAAAACGTTACAGGAATTGTTGGCGAATATTGCGGGTGGGGCATTAGCTCCTGCCACTAGGGTTATGAGTGGATATGGTAGCGATAATCCATTTTATTCCCCACTCCCCGTTGTTCCGGGGAAAGTGCCGCAGGAATATTCACCATCTCTCTTAACTCCTTATCAAGCAAAACTTGAGGAGGACAGGTTGGGGGCAATTGATCCTACCAAACCGTATGGGCCACAAGATGATTCGGTCTACGAACAAGACAGAGTTCCCAGATATTCTGCGGTAGTGGACCCTAGAACTCTGGAACAGGTGTCTCCGGGTCTAAACCCCTATGTATTTAGTCAGATGACAGGCAAGCCCAGCCGAACTGATTATGATGATTACATAGAGTTGCTGACAGCAAGACACCCTGACTTTGCTTCTGAGTTCAGGACTGATCCTATTGCAGCAATAGCAAAGTATGAAACTTCTTCTGGATTATCCCCCAATTTATCGCAAGCCCAGCAGTACCATGCTGGTACTTTGACCGATGAAGCGCCGGGTTACTTAGCCGGGATACCGCTTCTTACGCCACAGATGATGGAGCAGGCTTATCCTATGCTGGCAAATTTTCCCGGTATGCGGCCTATGACTTTTGCAATTCCAGATGTAGCTCCTATGGCGGGACCAATGTTACCCACCATGCCTCCGGGTGGTCTATTAACCGCCGACCCATTAGCCGATCCACTGGGGATAGGCCCACTAGGTTCTGGTGGACTCTTAGGTCAAGTTTAGAATGGCTACCTATACTGATAGGGTAGAAAAATCTGTAATTCATTATGAACCCGGCCCATTACCCTCTGATCCAGAATCTTTAGGGTTATACACGGTTGATGAACTGAAGCGTCTTGGTAACGTACTTTTCAATCAAGCAACCTTCAGGCTGGAAAGAATTAATGCAGTACCAGATAAACCCAGAGCGGGGGATATCAGGTATTTTGACGGTACAAATGCAGACCCTTTAGGCACTGGTGTTGAGGGGCTTTACGTCTTTAAGAAGGGTTCACATTGGGTAAATCTGTTAGCCCTAGATGCGGGTACTGTAGAGATTTCGGGTACTTCTGGGGATTTAACATTGGAGATGGATAACAATGTTGCCAACTCAGCAAACTTAAAAATCCGTTGCGATGCGGGTAGCCCCCGTGCTGATTTTTATGTAGACAACCAAGTTCATATTACGTTAAATGGGCAGAGGGTAGGTATTTTAGATACTAGCCCCTCATATACTTTAGATGTCTTTGGCGATGGTAGATTTGTCCAGAACTTAACGGTAGATGATGGTATATCGTGTGCCGATACGGTGGTTAGCAGACCACGCTTTACAGACTACGCAGAAACTGTCAGCGCAATAGGAACAAAGACCGCAGCATTTAATATTGATCTTGAGGATGGCAATGTCCAGACTCTTACCATGTCGGGTGGTGGAACCTTTAATATAGGAATTACCAACGCCCTGAGTTCCCATTCAAACTCCGTAACCATCTTGGGTACTAACCTGGGTAGTTGCACGGCCTCTTTCAAGGCTGGGGCGCATGATGGCGGTGGCAATGCCGTTTACTGGGCCGATGGCGATGACACCAGTGATAACCTGATGACATCCTCTGGAACTGATTGCGTAACCTTCACAACTTTTGACGGGGGAACTAATTTTTACGGTTTTGTCGCCGGTAAGGGGATGACCAACTCTTGATTTTATAATTATGGGACAGGCTGGAATAAATTGTAAAGCATTCCTGATCCACCCATCCGAAGTAGACGCAATCTGGCCCCACGTCGAGGGACACCTGGCAAAAGCCACACCACATTCTGAAGGCGAGATGTTGCCCGAAGATATGAAGCCTATGCTGGAAAAGGCAGAGATGCAATTATGGATCGCCGTCGAGGACGGTGATGTTCTGGCTGCGATGGTCACGCAGCATATCCCTTATCCACGCAAGAGAGTTTTGCGGGTGGTATCTATAGGGGGTGGAGATATGAACAAGTGGTTTCCGTTTTACCCAGAGCTTGAGAACTACGCCAAAAGTTTAGGCTGTTCACATCTCGAAGCCTGGGGACGTAAGGGTTGGGGGAAGATTTTAAAAGGCTGGACTAATTCGTATCACATTTTTACAAAAGAGATTTAGCTATGGCTGGTGGATTATTTGGTGGTGGTGAACACAATTACGCAGATGCGTATTCACGATACAAAGCTGGTAGTGCTACTGATCAGGATTTTGAGAATTATATCGGGGATTCGGTCACTTGGAAGATGATTGACACCTTTCAAAAAGGTGGTGACATGCGCCAATTTGATGGACAGGGAAATCCCAATTTAACGCCTGAACAGCAAGCCGATTATTGGATTAAACGTGGTGGAACCACTAAAGCCGCTTTCGGTCGAGCGCATGCCGCTGAAGATGACGCCCTTCGGTCTGGTACTTATATGGGAGCAACTAGCGTACAGCCGTGGACCGGAAGCACAAGTTTTGAGGACTTTTTGAGTGGCGCAAGTGGAACAACACCAGCAGATCCGTTCGTTCCCATCACGGGTGTTGACCGACCGGGATACCCAATAGCCTCAGGTACTGCTTTGAATTGGAGTGGGACTGGAGTGGCAAATCCATTGTACGCAGCTCCTGGTTCTGATGCGGGATTGATCGCTTCGGGTGTACCGGCGGGGATGTGGAATTTTGAGGCACTGCCAGCACTAGGTACAAACTGGAACTATACGTTGCCCAACTTCTGGAACTATGCGCGGAGTGGGGCTGGAGGTGGAACCACAAGGACTGGTGGTACGACAACGACTGATGGTACGACAACGACTGATGGTACGACAACGACTGACGGTACGACCGACACTACAACGACTGACACTACAACCACTGACACAACAGACACAACAGACACAACCAGCGTCACCACCGTAAAAACTGTCCAGCCAATAATTGATAAATATAATTCAGATCGGTCTAGGGACTTGGGGGGAGATCCCACCGGCTCGGTGGCAAGGGAAGAACTCTACAACAAGGCGAGAGATAATTTAATCACTATTGATCCGCAGATTCAAAAAGATATTGAATTTGTAGAAAAACATGGTGGGGAAGATAGATATTTTGCTGAAAAAGAAAAGGCACAAAAACGAATCGATGAGGCTACACAAAAGGCTTACGAAGCGAATCCCAATGCGTATCTCGGCTTGATGACCAATACCGGCACATCTGCGCCAGATGTAGCACCTGGAAAATTCACGATGCCGGATAAACCATCTGGTCGTGGCCTCTGGGAATGGGTGCAAAGCCGAAACGATGGCAAGGGTGAGTGGGTGAATTACGGTATGTCGGATGAAAAATGAGGATTAAAAAATGAGTGGTGGATCAAGAACCAAAACAACGGAACCCTGGGCCGAACAAATTGAGCCGCTGAAGTACGGCTTTGGTCAAGCAAGGGGTCTTTATGAGGCTGGCGCACCAGATTACTATCCAGGTCCGACTGTCGCGCCTTTTGACCCAGCTCAACAGGCAGCACAACGGTCTGTGCTGGGCTATGCAATGGGACCGCGCACAACCGGTATGCAGATGGGTGCAGAGGGGGCATTAGGCCGGAGTTTGGCTGGCGCAACACCATTCAGCACAGGTCAGATGTCTGACCTTCTCGCCGGTAACGTCAACACCGGAGCGGGTACACCTTATACCGACATGATGACGGTGTTCGGCAACCAGGCGAGGGACCAGTTGTTGAATAACGTCCTTCCCGGCATCCGCAGTGCAATGGTTGAAGCGCAGCCCGGCGGCAGTTCGGTCGCCAACAACATCCAGGCAAAAGCAATCGCATCAGCCAACCAGCAGATGATCAACAAGGCCGCTGAAATGTACGGTGGTGCTTACGGTCAAGCACAGGGCATGAGAATGCCAGCGGCACAGATGGGCATACAGCAGCAGCAGTACGGCATGGGTGCTTATCCAACGATCATGGGCGCACCTTTGGGGATGTACGGTGCTGTTAGGGATGTGGGAGATGCACGGCAGGCGATGAACCAGAGGGCTATAGAGCAGGATGTTTCCCGCTATATGTACGATGCCCAGGCACCACAGACGAGTTTACAGAACTACATGGCGAGTATCTCAGGCGACTACGGTGGCAGTACCACAGCACCAGGCCCAAGCGGTCTGGATACGATTGGCAAGCTGGCGAGTATTGCGTCAGTTATTCCGTGGTCTGACATTCGTATCAAGGAGAACATCGTACCGGAAGGCACAACCTGGAAAGGCTTTAATGTTTATTCGTACAACTACAAGTACAACGATCCATCCCATCGCAGTCGCGGCGTAATGGCCCAGGAAGTCGAGCTAACACGACCTGATGCTGTTAGCGAGATCGACGGGGTGAAACGTGTTGACTACGGGGTGTTGTGATGGCAGCCGGTGGAATTTTTACACCAGCTTCGGCTACTACGTCTGGATGGGAAGGGATGAGAAGACGCCCTGATCGTTCTGACTTTCCAGCACAAGGCGCTTATGACCAAGCAATGATCGGATATGGTGGTGCATCCGCTGGAAAACCTACCATCAAGCATACCCCGTCGAGTTGGTTTAATGACGGTTTTCAGGAAAAACTAAAAGAACAACTTGCAGAAGCTGGTGCAGACTACGACGCGGCTGACCAACCGTTTAAGTCTCTAGTCCCTGTAAGCGTCCCAGGCGCTCGACATCAACCCGTTGCAAATCCATCCATGCTGACCACCAGGGGTATCCCAACAGGCGGTTCGTACAACCCGTATCTGGGTGATCCTGCAAAAAGAAAACCGAGGCCAAGATAATGCCAACAGACGCACAGATGGCCCAACGTAGGAAGGAACTACTCGCGGCTGAAATGGCTGCGCGGAGAGAACAAGCCGAAGCTACGCTGACCAACCTGATGACGGGCGAGACTGTGCCGATGCCCGGTCTTCTCCCAGATCCGGTGGAGACTATACGGCCACAAACTGCCGAAAGTCTTAATCGAGCCAATCTCAATACGATGTTAAGGGCGGCAGATCGCAATAGGCTGTTCGGCGTTAATCGAACAGATGTCCCGCCGAGCCTTATCCAAGGGGAAGAATGGCAACAGCAAGTTCTCGCTGATCAAACGCGTGATGCGGAAGCTCCAGGCACTGATGTAGATGCTATGCAAGCACAACCAGGCTTAATCCCACGCACTGTCCCGGTCTACCCAGGCGCTAAAGATGCGATGGTAGAAAAACCCAGCGGTATAGCTCGCGCATTAAATCTTTCTATGGATAACAGGCAGCGTACCTTCAACCGCAACCAGCAGGATTGGGAACGCACTGGGGGTGTTGGATCTCTGGGTGGATCTGGTGCGGTGACGAGAGCGCCGACGACCGATGCTCGAACAACAGCGAAGGCAGAACTGAGTAACGATGTATCCATCTTAAATCAGATCAAACGGAAAAAAAACATTCTCCGCGCAGTATCCAGCATATGGGGTACTAAAGATAATTCATCCAGCTATGAAGCAAGTGCGGTAGCTAAATATAAAGACATCGTAAATCAGAGAGCATTGCAGAGTATCCTGAAAAAAGGGGTACCGGACACGAATGCTGAATTATCAGTAGCGTGGCTTAATGCTGGTGGTGGTGTTGATTATTTACCAACAGTATTAAATATGGGTCTTATTCCTAATAAGGAAGGTTACGTCACCCTCTACAACCACGAAGATACAAAAGCCAAACCCTGGACCGGACGGATTGATTCACCTGAATTTGTCAAAAGAATTAAATCCCGTGATTGGCACCAAGACAAACCTGTAAAAGATCCCGTAGGAAGATCGATGCGTTTCGTGGACCCAGAGGGTGTTGGGCATCTTGGTTATGTTAAGACCGATGAAAACGGCCTCCCGCGTTATTTCTTGAGGGATGATACAAAGGTTCCCGAAGGGTGGGATATGGTAGATCCCGCTGCTAGTAAAACCGAGATTACTAATAATTTAGGTAAGCAGGGCCAAAAGATGGGTGAGGCCAGGCAAGTTGCAATGGCTGCAATGTCCAGAAAGTGGTCGAACGATGCAGCGTCATATTTTTTCGATGAGTCTGGAAATTTCAAAGCTGATCGTCTGGATATAATTTTGACCTCGCTTAATGTGCCTGGCGAAGGTCGGTTGGCCTGGGCGCAAATGAGAACCGCCTTGGCTAATGCCCTTCGTCTTGAATCTGGTGCGGCCATTAGTGTAGCGGAAGCAGCAGAATACAAATCAAAATTCTTCCCAACAATGACGGATACTGAGAAAACAATTATCTGGAAGCTCCGCGCATTTAGTGATTACATTCGGATGCTTGAAGAAACAAACAATCCGCAATGGGTGTATGACAACCTACCATATACAATATGGAATCCCGCAGAGGTCAGAACCGAGAAACAACGTGATGCACTTCCACCTGGTTCCTATTTCACTATAAAGAATAAAGAGGGTCTTCATAAACTTCCACACCCATCTGATTCAGAGGTACAACTATGAGCTGGGAAGACGAATATCTGGTGGGACAAAAAAAGAAGGATGATCAGATAGTACCGGTTGTTGAACCACCGGTTGATGATGAGATAGTAATTGATGATGAAATACCAATCGAATCCAGCACCCCTAATCCAGATTGGATGAATCAACATATTGTTCGGACCGAACAGGTCCAGGCTGATCAACCCTGGTATGGTGGTTTAGGGGATCTAGCCAAAAGAGTTGGTTGGGAGGCAGGCCCAGCAGCGGCTGGTTTCAATTTAGGACAACGGTTCCAAAAGAGTATTCCCAGAGTGCCACCAGTACCTGGTGCAGGGCAAATTGCCAATCTAGGACTACAGGCCGCCAGGGTTGCGACCCCGTATGTAATGGGGGGAATTGGTGGTCTTACTGGAAAGCGTTTTGATCAGAATGTCATGGGTAACGTGCTTCCTGGGGATGAGGAAATCAGTTCAGATATGCTGGCACTTTTAGGTGGTGGCTTGGCGACTACAGCGCCAACTGCTGGTGCGAGAGTGTTGCGAGCGCCTGCGACCCGAAACGTCCAGAGAAATATATCGGATCTCAGGATGCTGGGAATGGACTACACCCCAGGCACTGTCTCGGATAGTTCAATCGTTCAGGGGTTGGAACAGTTATTAAAAGAGGTTCCAATTACTTCTGGAAATGTTAATGACAAACTCACGAAAGTCTATAAGCAGTTCAATAACGCGATCAAGCATTTGTCCGATGATGCTACTTTGGATATGACCACGGATTCTTTGGTGGCCGGACAGAGAATACAAGCATCAGCCGCCGCTAAAGTCGCAAAGTACGAAGAAAGATCCACTGCGCTCTATCGTATAGCCAATGACCTGATTCCCCAATCCACTATAGTCAGGCTCGATAATACTAAAGACTTTCTAGCAACCTATGCTGGAAGATACACAGAGGAATACGATGACCTGAGAAAAGTGTTTGGCGATAACCTCATGGATAAGATCGACACCGCTCTGACAAAGCATGACGACATTCCCTGGCATATTCTGGATGAGATTCGTACACAGGTAGGACGAAAAACAACTGGCATGGTTACTGATGCTGGAGATCCAGGTATAGCAAAACAGTTGTATGGTCACCTTATGACGGACATGGGTGCCGCTGCTGATGACATCGCCAAAAGAACTGGTGATAGTTCACCACGCCGAGCATGGCGCAATGCCAGCAGATACTGGAGAATGGCATTTGGCGATGATGGGGCTATGGTCAGGACGTTCGATGATGTTCTGAAACTTAAACCAGATAAATTATTCAAGGCAATAGAAAGCGGCAACATCACTATAATTGCCAAAGCGAAAAAAGCGACCGATCCTGAGACTTGGAAATTGGTTAGAGGGGCTGTTGTGCAGAGGCTGGGCCAGGCGACTCCCGCCCAACAGGATTATACCGGTCAAGTGTTTTCACCACGCACATTCCTCACAAACTACAACAAACTACGCAAAGCGTCGAAACGACCGATGGAGCTTCTGTTTGGGGGTAATGCAAAACGTGGTGGGATTGATGCTCAGTTGGCAAGTCTGGCTCGAATAGCTGACCGGCTGAGTGCAAGCGGTAAATTTGCCAACCCATCTGGAACGGCCAAGGCATTAGCTATGACGGGTGCATTCGGTGGCATGTGGGTTGATCCAGTGACTACTGCCATGACGGTAGGGAGTGCTTATGCTGGGTCCAAGCTGTGGACAAATAAGAGATTCCTGGATTGGATGTTAGCCGGACAGAATGTTAAAGCCGGGACCAGAGCTGCCGGAAATTGGATTGCTGCGATACCGGTGTTTACAGGTACGCAATACATTTCAGGTTCCGATGAGAACTTCATGAGCAACCTGAAAGATGATCTGAATAGGTGGATGGAAATTCCAACAGTACCAGGACAATGATCAAATCCATCATCGCCACAGCCGCGCTAGTCGCGGCTTTTTTTTTACCTGCACACGCAGAGCAACGGCAGAACATCTTGCCGCCACCTGGCACTCAAGCTGTCCCTGCCCAGTTCATGCTGTATTGCAGCCGTGATTCTGCTGGGATGTTTCACTTCCTCGAACATCAGTATGGGGAAGTTATCAGGGCAATCCTGACCAAAACCAGAGGTGGGGTAGACATCTACCTTACTGTAGACGGTGGGGAAGACGGCACATTCAGTTTGGTGGGGGTAAAAGACGAAACCGCTTGCCTGTTGTTTTCAGGTGGCCCGGTACTCTGGTCTGATAACAGGCCAGCCAACAGATCAGACAGACGCAAGGATATTATAGGAAACGAATTATGACCGACACACCATTCAGCAAAACCTTGTCAGCGGGGCATATCGTAACAACCATCGCCCTGGTGGTCGGCAGTTTCACCTTTATCTACGACT